GGCCGGATGCGCAGGACTTACGATGTCACCGGCTATCTCATCGAGTACGACAAGCGCATCGGGCTCGACTACCGCAAGCCGCGTGATCGTTTGATCGCAGCACTTGAGGAGGAGGCCCCCGGGCAACTGGTTCTGCCGACCCTGTCGGTGATTGGCCTCGTGCGGTGCATGGGATACTCGACCAGCGAATCACGCGAGCGCGGCGGGTACTGCACGTTCGAAATGAAATTCATCGAGTACGGTCGCCCGGGTAACCAAATCGTCGCCGTCAATACGCAGGCCAGCGCCAATGCGGCGGCGACCAATCTCAACAATCAAGCGGCGTCTAGTTTCGCGGATCGTTTCCACTTTTAAGAAATTCCACAGCAGGCCGCCCCCTCTCCCGCGATAGGAGCGATGCATGGCCACACTCTGGTCACCGGACACATGCGACTGTCAGATCGAATACGACATGGAGGGCGAGGAGTTTCGCAACGTCAACGCGATCAAGACGTGCAAGCTGCATGCCGACCTCGCCGGTGATGAGCTGCTGACGCGGGTGCTCGATCGCAACCGAACCAAGAATTACGTCCGCGCGGAGCTGGTCGCGCAGGGCGCCGATGAACGACAGACCCGTGTCCGTTACGATCCGGCGGACGGTGAGGACTTGATTGCCACCGATCATGGCTTCGATGCCGACAAGATCAGCAGCATCGCGGCGCCGCTCGCCGACAAATTTCCCGGCAAGCGCATCAAGGTCGTCTGATGGCCAAAGTTCTCTGCGGAGGCATTTCGGGCGCCAGTCTGAACATGAGCTTCGTGCCGATTGGTGACGGCAGGGTCATCGGTGGCGGCACGAGTGAAGTTCCGATGCCGATGCGAGTTGGCGGGACCGTCAGCTATTTGGCCGCCAGTGTTATTAATGCCGGCACCTCTCGCGTCGGTCGATTGCGCAAGAACCTGACCAATGTCACCAATATTTTGGACCTTGGTAGCAGCTCCGCTCTCACTGTCTATGACACGACCCACACCGACAGCTATGCGGCAGGTGATACTCTCAGTAGCAATTGGACCAGCAGCAGCGGTTCCTTCAGCACGTATTGGCAGGGGTTCACCTTCGAGGCCGATGGCGGGCTCGCGATCGGCTTTGTCTCTCCTGGCGCGCTCGATCTCGCCGGCACGAGCTATGCGACCTTGCAAGGGAATGTCGGTTTCGGCGTCTGCACCACGACTGAATCGCAGGCGCAATGCCTCATGCGCACATCCGGCCGGGTGCAAAACTGCATCGTGCTGGTCGGCAGTACGGCCAGCAGCACGGTCACGAACTTTAAGATTCGAAAGAACGGCGCGGACGGTAACACTTTCATCAGCGTGCCGGCTTCAACAAATGGCACGTTTGAGGATTTGACCCACACCGATACGTTTGTGGCGGGCGATAGATTGTGCTGGCAAATTTCCGGGCTTTCCGGAAGCATGGGTGCTCAAGATTTTTTCCCCATTGCCACCATTGCCTATGACGCTGGTCAAGCCGAAATCTTTGCGGGCGAGATTCAAAACATAGGTGGCACCCTTCCGATCACATTTTTCGGACCGGGCTATGGCAGCTCCTTCGAGAGCAACGCCCAGCGGCAATTCGGCTTTGCGGGCACACTGTCCAGACTTCGGACGAATGTGAATCGAAACGAGTCGGGCAGCACGACCACAGTGCGTGTGCGCAAGAATACGGCGAATGGCAATCAGGTTGTTTCAATCACCGGGTCGGCAACTGGGTATTTCGAGGATACGACTCATACCGACGTTTTCGCCGCGAACGATAACATGAATTTCAACATAGCGGTTTCCGCCGCGTATGTGGCGTTTACTGTCCAGGTAAGCGAGACGCCGCTCGCGACCTCGCTTGCCGCCAACAATCTCAGCGCGGGATCGCCCACATTTGGAAAGCCGGCCTATGCCAAGAATGCGTTTGATCTCATCGCGGTCTTCGTCCCGCATTCGCCGGTCTTCGATACGCCGGCCATCAACCAGAAATGCAAGCTCGTCGCGGCCAATCTGACGGTCGCCCGGCCCTTCATCCAAATCCCGGGCCTGACCGGGTTGACCGCGGCCGGTCTCGGTGTCGGCTCGCCCGTCATTGGCGCACCGATCCTGACCCACCCGTGGGGCATTCACGAGCCGATCCCGACGCTCTCCGCGCAGCTCGACGAAGCGGAGGAGCTGCTCAACCTCGTGCTCGATGGGCTGATCAAGTCCGTGCCGACGCGCATCGGTGGCGGCCGGCCGGCCTGGGACTTCCGCCGGCAGGTCGGCATCGTCCGCGCCGATGGCAAGCAGATGATCTTTCTCGGCACGCTCGGCACGCCGTTGGTGCAGGCCTTCGGCTTCGCCACTGCGGCCGGCGCCACCCTGGAGGCCTATGAGCGGTTGCGACAGCTCATCATTGCGCAAGAGCCGTTCTCGCTCCCCGCCCAGGCGACCGCGCACCTCGCGCTGCAAGGTACGCTGGCGCAAATGTCCTTCATTGCCGCGAAGACGGCCTACAAGAGCCGCGACGAGGCCTTCACGGCGCTCAAGCGCATTTCGGAAGCCTACGCGCCGGCCGAGGAGGATGTCGCCGACGAAGCGGACCCGATGATGTATCGGGCGCTGGTGGCGGCACGCGCTGCCTCCGTCCGTGATCTCGCCGAACGCGGGCGCCAGCTCCCGCGCGTGATCATCTACAGTTTCGCAACGCCCATGACCGGGCTCTGGATCGCGCACCGCCTCTATGATGACGCGACTCGCTTCGAAGAGCTGAGAGATGAGAACAACTGGATTCATCCGGCGTTCTGCCCCGAAGAGGGACGCTACCTCTCGCGGCATGATTCATAGCGCCGCGACGGCGTCCCAACCCGAGGTAACAATGGAAAGCTTCGAAAGCGGCTTGACCGCATTCGTCATCTTTTTTCGCGAGGGCACCGAGGTCCTCCTCATCCTGTTCGCTATCTATTCGATCACCGGCCGCCCGGTCTTGCCGATCGTGCTCGGTGGCGCGACTGGCATCGGCGTCAACGTCGCGCTCGGGCTCGCGCTCGGGTTCGCTGGCTTCGCGAGCGCGATTGCGGATAAGGCGATCATGCTCACGGCCGCGGCGATGATGCTCTATGTCGCGCGCGGGCTCATGCTTTGGCGGCTGACGGGTGGCGAGAAAAAGGGACGGCTGCAAGACCTCGCGACGCGGACCATGGGAAAGCCGCTCCTGGTCTATGCGCTCACCGCCTTCGTGGTCGGGCGCGAGGTCTTCGAGCTGCTGCTCTTCTCCGAGGCCTTGAGCATTCGCGCGGGCGGCTGGTCGCAACCGATCTTCATCGGCATCGGCGTTGCGCTGCTTGGTCTCATCCTGGTCTATGTTCTGCTCGACCGGCTCGCTGACCGCGTGCCGATGCGCGTCATCTTCGCGATCTCGTCGGCGTGGCTGGTCGTGCAGGCGGGCCTTCTCATCTGGGAAGTCTTCGCATGACCGACATTCGCGTCGTCCAGATCAAGAGTCCCTTCGAGATCACGCTCGACTGGCTGATGACGCCGCTCGCCATGCTCGACGAGACCCAGGAGCTTGCAACGGCCGTGATCGTTGCGCTCGGGACGGATCGGCTCGCGCTCATCGACGACGTTCTGCCCGATCCCGACTCTGATGACCGCCGCGGCTGGTGGGGCGATACGGACGCGGAAGTGATCTGGGGCGGCTGGACGATCGGCACGCGATGCTGGCTGCTGCGGCGTGCCAAGATCACCGGGCCCGACAGTATGGAAGGCTCGACAGTGGCGCGTGCCGATTACTACGTGCGCGAGTCGTTGCGGCCATTCGTCGAGAAGCACATCGCGTCGGCCATCGATGTCGAGGCGGCGCGTGTCGACCGTGATCGCATCGATGTGCGTGCTGTCATCTACCGCGGGCCGCTGCCTGCGATCGAGCTGCGCTACCAATCGCTGTGGATCGATCAGGCCGCGCAGGCGGCACCACAAATCGTCGAGGGGTAAGCAATGCCATGGGTCACCCCAACGCTGCGACAGGTGCGCGAGCTGACACGGGACAACGTGTCGACCGCGCTCTCCGGCGCCGCGATGATCGCGAACTCGGTGTTGCGGGTGATGTCGGACGCAATGAGCGCGCTCGCGCACTTGACGCTGCGCTACATCGATTGGCTGGCCTTGCAGCTCCTCCCCGACACCGCCGAGCGCGAATGGCTCGATCGGCACGGCGACATCTGGCTCGTGAACTCGGATCAAAGCGTCGGCCGCAAGGCGGCGAGCTTCGCCGAGGGCATGGTCGAGATGACCGGCACGTTCGGGACCTTGATCCCGGAAGGAACGCGGCTTATCGGCGGTAACGGTGTCGGTTACGAAACGCTGGAGGACGTCCTCCTCGACGCCGAAGCCACGCCGATCCCGATCCGCGCGCTCGACGCTGGCAAGGCCGGCAACCTGGACACCGGCGAGTCGATTGCGCTCCTCGCCCCGATGTTCGGTGTCGAGAGTTCGGCAACCGTTCTCGAGCTGACCGGCGGGGCCGATGAGGAGGCCGATAACGACCTCCGCATTCGCGTCCTCAAGCGCATCCAGGAGCCGCCGATGGGCGGCTGCAAGACGGATTACGAGCACTGGGCGCTCGCGGTCCCCGGCGTCACCCGCGCGTGGTGCGCTCCCAACGAGATGGGCATCGGCACCGTCACGGTCCGCTTCATGTGTGACGAGTTGCGCTGGCAGGACAACGGCTTCCCGAATGACGACGATGTGCGCGCCGTGACTGCGTATATGGACACGGTGCGGCCGGTCTGCGTCAAGGACTTCTGGTGCCTCGCGCCGCTCGGCTTCAACGTCAATATCGTCATCACCGATCTCGTCAACGACACCGCCGACGTGCGCAATCGCATCACCGCGTCGCTGCTGACGATGCTGCACCAGCGCGCAGCGCCCGGGCAGACCATCTATGCAAGCTGGATTTCCGAAGCGATCTCGATCGCAACCGGTGAGGACCATCACGATCTCGTTTTCGAGAACCAGGTGATGCCAACGCCTGGTCATCTCGCCGTGCTGGGCAGCATCGAGTATCTCTGATCATGTCGCACCAAGACAAACATATCCGGCGCAGCGGCGATGACTATGCGGAGGCGCTCGCCAACTTGCTCCCGGTGGGCGCCGCATGGCCGCGCGAGCGCGAGCGTATCCTGATGCAGACGGTGCGCGGGCTCGCGCAGATTTGGGGCTTCGTCGACCAGCGCGCCGCCGATCTCCTCGAAATGGAGAGCGATCCGCGCAAGACGATCGAGATATTGCCGGAGTGGGAGCGCGCCTGGGGCCTGCCCGATCCATGCTTCGGCGAGCCGATCAGCGTTTACGATCGCCAAGTCATGCTGGTCTGGAAGATGACGCTGAAGGGCGGGCAGAGCCGCGCGTTCTTCATCGACATGATGCATCGCGTCGGGCACGAGATCGCGATCAGAGAGTGGGCGCCGTTCATGGCCGGCCTCTCGCGCGTCGGCGATACGAGAACGGAATGGGGCGAGATTTTCTATCCCGACGGGCGCGTGCCGACATCG